GATTGCCACCAAAAGGAGCTACTCTTGATAATTGGAATTTTGTAAAAACACCACCAATTGCGTTAGTTGCTCCATACCAAACATCTTGAGAATTTGAACTCCAAACATAAACTCTATTTTTGTGAACATTTATGCCATTTAATTCACTAACTGTTAATCCAGTTCCGCTTATAGAACTTGCAGTTAAAGTTGTCCCGTCAAAGGTTTGTGGAGTATCGGCTCCATTAACCATGATTAAATAAGCATTAAAATTTACCCATTGCCATCTTGCGTTAGTAAAACCAGTGCCAACACTTACAATGCTTGCGGGGTTTGTAATGTCATTAAGAGTGTTTCCATTAGCACAAATAAATTTTCTAACTGTATTAGCGTTATATTCCATTAATGTTTCAACAAAACCAGATAATCCAGTTGCATATTCAGTAAACCCTTTCCTAGTTGAAATTGAACCTTGGCTTGGAAACCAATTTTCCATAATTACTGCATCGGTTGGCTCCATCAAACTTTCGCTGTCTTTAGTATTTAATCCACCAAAAGGCGAAGGGACGTTTACTCTTAGAGCTTGTCCGTTTCTTTCTTGGTCCAAAGCTGGATATGATTTACCTAATGTTAATACCATTTATGGAATAATTGTTGCTGGATAACCAACTTTAATATTGTTGTCGTAATAATAATGTTTAATAGTTCTTCTTGCCCCGTTTGTACGGACTCTTTCAACTGCCGCATTATTGGCAATTTTTTGCTCTTCAGCATAAGGGCGACCTTGATTTTTTAACCATCTCCAAGTTGCGTCTAATCTTACAATATGTGCGTCAATAGCTGGGACATCAGTATCCGCCAACCATTCAGTTTGACCAGTTCCGCTTGAGCTTAGAATAACATGATTGCTAATATATTCGTAAATATGTGCTTCAATAGCGGCGGGTGTGGGAAACAATAAAACACGCCCTGCTCTAATTCTTGAATAACTAAAACCAGTTCCGCCAGTAATTCCTTGATTATTTAAGATTCTCCATTCTTCAGGAGTAACTGGCATTGCTACTGGGTGTTGCGTGGTGGTATTCCAAAAAGTTCCATTTATAAACCTATCAAAATCTTCAGGTAAAATATAGCCTACTTGCGAAACTACCGTGTTAAATGTTTTTTCTTTTTGCAATTCTTGCCAATTGTAAGAGCGTGCCAATTCAATAATTGACACGGTCATTACTTCCAAGATTTGTTTTGCAACATCTTCAGTATTACCAATTATGGCAGTTGGAACACTGCCAGCTTTAGTTTCTCTTAAAATTGATTGTGAAATCGTTAAAAGACTCATTATTTATTTTTAAGTAAATTTAATAAAACTTCTTTTGAAGCATTTCCTTTATATTCAATTCCTAATGCATCTAATTCAATTTTTAATTCAGAAGCAGTTCTTTTATCTTCTTCTTCATTTTCTAAATTGGCAACAGAAGTTGCGTTAGCTTCTAAGGCTTGAATTTTAGCTTTTAATTTAGCTATTTCAGCTTCAGGATCTGATTTACCTTCTTCTTGTAATACAAGATATTTTTTGTAAGCATTTTTATACAAATCTTTTTCGTGAACAAATGTTTTTTCGCCACCTTGATCATAAATAGCTCTTTCGACGGCTTTTCTAATACAAACTGTATTTGGATCATTAGGAATTGTAATATGAACCCAAAGGTCATAATTTTTAGTAACTTCGTTTTTTTTATCAAAAAAGGCTACCAATAAACCCTGATCTGATACTAATTGGTTTGGACTTACATTTAAAACTAGATTTGTCATATTTTTTATTTTAATTATTAAAAGATTATGAAGGGGTGTTTTATGCCCCTCCAAATTAACCGCAATTAAGCAGCTAAACCGTCATCAACGAATGGATAAGCTATTTCAAGCTCAGCCAAACCAGTTGAAGGGGTGTCAATAGCAGAGGCACCTTTGCACTTCTTGATTCTATCGCCAGCAACAACAGCATCATCAATTGAACCAGCAGTAGCAGTTCCATAGCAATTTGCATTATCTGCAAAACCAGCAAGAACTTTTCCTACAGCTTTACCATAGATTTGATACCAACCAAAGCTAGACGCAGGATTGGCAGACATTGCAAAAGCAACATCGCCAATATCGTTAGCCACTAACAAAGAAGTTGACCAATCGTCTGGATTAATAAGGACGCAAGAACCAATAGCGGTTGAAGCAACACCTTTTAGGTAAATGAATTCACCTTCACCATAATTTGAATCGTCAGCCTTAACTCTAGTGCCTAGTGGCAAGAGTTGGACTGTTGAAGTATCGGCAATGGCTTGTGGAATTACAAAACCATTGTTAGAAACAAAATTAGACATATTATTTATTTATTTAAATTATTAATTAAGCATGCATTACGCCGTGAACTCTTGAATTATCAACAGTCATGTTTCCGATCATAGTCATTGGAATTACATAAGCTGGTTGGTTATACGGGCGAGTCGCTTCTCCAGTAGTAAACAAAGATTTACCTAAATATTCTAGGAAAATATGGTTTGTGTTAATGAAATATGCGTGCGAAGCAGGGCATTCAGGATCATAGAATACATCACTTGATTTATATTTCAAATTATCAAAACCCATTGCTCCAATTTTATCAGAACTAATTCTTTGAATTGTTTGGGTTGCAGTTTCAAAATAACTAAAATATATGCTATCCGCAGCAATCATATCAGGAAGTTCGCCCATTTGAGCTTGGCATCTTAGATATAAAGAGTTAAAAGCTGCTAAAATAGTAGTAGAAGAAGCTGTTACTGATTCAACTGAAAAATCATATAATTTATTTTGCCAGAAAGAATAATTAGCTCTGTTAATTTGTCCTACTGTTCCAGAAGTTGGAGCATCAGAAATCAACAATTGTAAACCACCAATATCTTTACCGCCAGAACCAGTTCCGTCAGCATAGATTGAAGTTCCAACTTGATTTGACAATGAAGCTTGAAGAACTTTCATTTTTTCAGCCAACAAGTCAACAATTTGTTCTTTACCAGCATTTTGAGCATACTCTAAATCAGTCATGGTAACAGTACCAGTTAAGATTTTTTGAGCAAAGGTTGCGGTAGAAATTACATCTTGAGGAGTTGTATTATAAGTATCATACTCACCTTGATATTGAACAGTTCCGTTTGTTGCGTAACTAATCTTTTTTTGGAAAGTAGCACCACCTGATTTTTTAATGATATTTCCTTTAGACTTCAATTTTTCGAGTAAAGGATGGTTATTGGTCACGTTATCAATAATAGTTGGAGCGTAATTGTCCAATGTAGTAGTGAGTAATTGACCAATGCTTGAATTTGGATTAGGCATTGTTTAAATAATTAAGGTTATAAAAAATTTTTATAAATATTAGTTTTTTACAACGCTCCAGCTAAATGTTTAGAAACAATGTCGTCAAGTAAAGCTCTTGGACTAGCGGGGGCAACATTCACACTTGAAGTTTTACCCGAGAATTTTTTAAGCCTTTTGGCTTTTTCTAATTCTTCTTTACGCTTTTCCGTTGCTTTTCTAGTAATTTCAATATCTCTCAATTCTACAAGCTCATCATCAAGCATTATTGCTTTTTGGTAAGCTTTTTCAAGAGTTAAATCAGGATTATATAGCGGGTGTCCTTCAATATAGAAAGTCGCCATATTTCCCCTAACTCTTTCAAAGTGAGGGTATTTAATTTCGCCATTACTATCTTTAGCTGATTTAAATTGCTCAATTTCTCTTGCATTTACATCAGCAGTTTCTTCTTGTTTCTGTCTTTCAATCTGGGCGAGTCTTGACTCAATATTTTTATAATGATTGTCTCTAGCTATCTCTTCAGGAGTGCGATAATCGTACTCATCTTGAACAGGTTCTATTAGACTGTTTAAATCGATATTAGCAAATTTTGCTAAATCTTTTATTGTTTGGAGTGGATTCTTTTTAAAAGACTCATCAAAAGTCTTTAAATTAGCCATCTCTTTCTTTGTGTTTCCTAACTCAAGTCTAACTTGGTCTTCCCTTGCACGCAATATTTTGCCTGCTTCTATAACCTTGGCTTGTGCTTCGGGGTCTTTAATTAATTCAACGGCTTCCCTAAACTCACGCGGTTGTCCGCTAAGAGTTTTTTTTAGGTCAATACCCTTGTCAATATTCTCTTTTACTTCTTCTTTTTCTTCTGGCTCTTCTGATTCTTCTTGTATATTTTCAGTTGATTCCAGTTCTTCATCTATATTATTTTCTAATTTTTCTTCAATTTCTTGTTTTACTTCTTCTTTTATTTCTTCAATTGGATTTTTTGCATCCTCAATCTTGCTAACACTTTCTAATAATTTTTCTCTTAAAATATCGTGCATAAATTATTTTTTGTTGATAAAATATATATTATTATAATTAAAATACTTTAATATAAATAGTTGTCAAATACTTTTTTAATAATCTTTAATATGGCAACCAGCTTCTTTAATAGAAGCTAAATAATCTTGTTTATTTGTATAAACTTTATTATCTAAATGGCTTTGAATACCACCTTTATCACTAATATATTGGTCAAGAGTTGGGTCTTTCCCAAGGATTTTTCTATTAGGTTTGCTAACTGAGTGGGTATCAATCTCAATCCACTCAGCCTTGCCGTTTATGTAAGTTAAGCGTTTTGTTGTCATATTAATAACCTTTTCCGCCTTTTTTACCACCTTTTTTTGTCGATTTTTTCATAGTCCTCCTAAATTAATGTTGGTTTGTTAGAATCTCTTATAATTTGATTTAATTGCTCAGTTTGTGCCATTGCTTGCGAGTTCATCAAAGCCGTTCTTGCGCCAACAACTTGAGTTGTTAGCTGTTGTTCTCTATCGGCTGCTTTGTTAGCATCTTCAAATTCTAAATTATCTTGATGAATAGCTTGCTCTTGCAATAATGCGGCTTTTTTAATGTCTAATTCTTGTTGTGCAAATTGTGCATCAGTTGCTTGTTTTTGTGCTTTTAATTGCAATTCTTGTTGTCTAATTTCCATTTCTGCTTGAGCTAACATTTCTTCAGCACTTGGACCTTTTGCTTCTTGTTCTTCTTGAGCAATTAAACTTTCTTCAACATTGCGCCCAACTTTAAACGGCTTAGAAATAAAGAGCATAAATTGTTTAAATGCATCTGGCGTGATAATGCCAGCTTGAACCATCGGAAAGAAAGAATTTGAAAACTCACTAATTGAGCGAATATATTCAATTCTATCAGTTTTTTCTTGTTGTTGGTCAATTTTTATAGTTGAATCAGTTTCAACATCAATTGCGAAAGTTCTTAATTTGTCATTTTTAATTAACTTTTCTAACTCTGGAATTTGCTCTGGTGTAATAGCGTAGCCTTTTAAATCTTCTAAAGGCTTTTTCATTGTCTTTTTAAACTGTTCTTTTGCTTGCTCATTCATTTGTTCTAACCTAGCAACTTCTTCAGGATTATTAGGATCAGTTAATGATTTAGCTTCGTTTAATAAAGCATCTAATTTTATTTGTTCAGCTTTTTCAATTGCTTTAATGTCAACAATTTTAAGCTGTGTCATTTGTGCCAATTCTTCAACAGTATAATTTTCAACTGTAAGTTCGCAAAGTAAACGAATTAAATCTCTAGTCCAAAACTCTAACTCTTTTTGTAATGGTTGGATTCTGCTAATTGCAAAGTTGCCTTTCAATTGTTGAGCAGTGGCGGTTTCTGAAGCGGTGGTTACGCCTCGCACAATATCAGAAATTCCAGTAATATCTCTAATTGAGAATATAACACGGTCTTTTCTGTCATTGAGCTGTGAAATTGTTGCAATGATTTCGCCAAGAGGTTTAAACATTATTAAATCTTGAACTTTTTGATTTCCAGTTGACAGCATAGGAGTAAAAGACCCATCATCGCCATTAAATAAACCTTCTATGTCAGAAGCTTCGGCAATAGATGAATAAATCCCAGTTACTTTGCATTGTTCAACTAGTGAGCGTATGCGGGTATCAATTATGTTAAGCTCTTCCGCTTGTGTTTTGTATTGTCTATAAAGTGGAATTGGTCTTAAATCAATAGGGTTTGAATTTGAGCCAAGAGGTGATGCAATTGGAAAGAAATCTCTTAATTTATAAGGATCTTCTTCATTTGACAATAAAACACCGCCACCGCCGATTGTAAGAAATAAAACTGATTCGCTTTCTTTGTCCCAAACTTCCCACACTTCAGCCATTTTAAATAGTTCGTTACTATCGGTTTTATTTTTATTATTGCTTATGTTACTGTCGCTTAATCTAGTTGCATTTAATTCAACTGCATTAGCTTTTTTTTCTCCAAAATCTTCAATTAACTCATCACGGCTTTTATAATGTCTAAAAGCTATCCATTGAACATTGCACCATTCTTTATCCGTTGACATTCTGAAATCTTTCCAATCAACATATTCGATGCGACATTTTTTTTCAGAGTCATCCATTTCTTTTGTGCCATCTTCTAACTCAACTTCTTCTTCGGGGTCATAACAAACACGAGCAACACCACGCCCACCAATTAAAAAATCATCACGGCATTTGCTAATTACAGTTTCAGCATCGGAATCTTTTAAATATAAATCAATCGAGCGCTCCATCATCTCAGAAGCAATGCGATTAGTTTCGCTTGAATCTAAAAAGCGTTGTGTGATATTTGTTTTTGGAAGTCTTGAAAATAAGAGTGGGCGTAATGTTTGAGTGTTTGACCAAAAAACATTATATCTATCTTCGCTTTGCCCTTCGTTGTTGTATATTGTAAAATTAGCATCAGCTTCATCACGCCATTTTTTCTCGTAATTGCTAGCATTTTCAATTTCTTTTGTCCAAATTTCAACTAATCCAGCATCTCCCTTAGAGTGCGTTAAATCTTCTTTTTTTTCAACTTGGATATTAGCTTGCATTAATGATAAATCTAATAATTGTCAATGTGTTGACGCATGCAAGCCTCTAAATTTGTATTTTTAACAAAATTTTATAATAGTCAACAATTATTTTCTATTTGTTGAATAATTTTTGGGGTTAAAATCTTTATACCATTGTTCTTCTAGTGCCATTTGTGATTTTGGAACTTCGACAACAACAGGGCGAGACATGCATAAATATCTTAAAGTATCAACTGCGTGGTCTTCTAAATCGCTGTTTAAATCTTCGGGCTTACTGTTATCATATTGCATTATCGGCAATGTTCTAATCAAATTTTTACAAGTATTCGTAAAATATAATAAAGGTTTATCATCTTGTCCACTAAATCTTGCTCTTATTTGTTGCCAGCCCGCAACCCTTTTATTGTCTGCTGCTTGCCAATATATTTTTTCTTTTGCCATTTGCTCCATTATACTTTCACCACTTGAAACATCAAATATTGCAGGATCAGCGACCATATTACCCATCTTTTCGCCCTGTTGCATTTCCTTAACATTTTTAGCGATATCTATAGCGTGCATTTTAAGCCCTTCATTAGCTTTACCCGTGCAACCATAAAACTCACGATAAATAATTATTGCACCTCTTGGAAAGCTTCGTTTTATACCACCACAATCAACAAGTGAGCCGTCCGACACCGCACCCCAAAGCACGCAAAAGGGTTTAGAGTAGCCCCAATCAAATGCCCTAATTTTAAACCACTCAGGAGGAATAAAGAAAGGCTCGATGATATGTTTAGTCTTATCAAAGTTATCAAAATAAGCCCCGTCAATACAATCCCAATCACCATCTAACATTGCTCTAGCTAATGCACCGCCTAAGCCTTCTAATTTAGCTGCGTAAAGCGGGTCATTTAAAGTCATTGTTGGATTATCAGCAAGTTTGGCAGGTATAAATTGCCTTAACATTCCACCTTCAGAATCAGGCATTCTTCTAATTTGCATCGGCTCACAACCATCAATAAAAGTTTGTTTTACAAAGTCATGTCCGACTCCCCCGGGATTTGAACCACAAATAATTAACGGCAATTTCTCTTTGAATTGCGGTGGAACTACAAGCGAACCAATACGACAACGACCTCTTAAGAAACGATAAATCTTTTCGCTAAAATGCGTAAGTTCATCAATTAGTAAAATATGAATCTCCGCTCCTTGGTATTTTACAACATCTTTCTCGTGCTGGCAATGGCACAAGTAAATTTTAGAG